CTTCAGACTTAAACTAAATGTTATGTTTTGCTGGCCGCCGTTGGCGTCTGTGTATGGGATAGTTAACTGAACGTTCTGTATTTCCGATGACTGTATTCCAAATTTGGCGTTGTCACTTACTCTATAATATATTCTAAAATTGCCTAATGGAATATTAGCAAAGTTTCCATCTCCAAATACTAGATCGATTGCATCATTGGCTTTTGTAACAACATTGTAAGTGTTCCTTTCCGCTTTAGAAAGTGAATTATAAATTGCATTATTGCCAGATAAAGATGGAACTTTATTCCATGCTTCTGACAACTGTCCGAATTGATCTAACTTGTAAAGCCAAACATCAGAATCGTTGATGTTTGATATATCTAAACTTTTCACATAATTTGTCACAGACGAGTCCACTGTAAACTCTTGATTCTGCATTGTGCCCTGTTTGAATAGGAAAAAGAAACCAGTGTTGTTTGAACTATCGCCACTACCATCAGATCTGTATGTGTATGTCAGACCTGAACCTGGTACTGGAGATGCTTCGTATATTGAATCAGAATTAGTGATTGTGCTTGGAAGTATTTCAAATGACCTCGCTGTGCCTCCAATTGAATTTTGAAATTTAAAGATAGGAAGGTCTAATTGGTTTGAACTTAATGTGTAAACATCTGTATCGATACCTCCAATCTTTCCTGACTCTCTTGGATTTCCAAAAAGCTGTCCTGTCTGGTTTGCGGCGTTCAATATTGCTATAAATTGTTCCCTATAATTAGAGTTGGCAGAATCTCCCCAAATCGTATTTTGATTTGCAAGATTAGTACCTGTGCTATCTAACACATCCTGTGTAGTTGATATTGCATCTACTTTTAATAATCCGGTAGCAGGTTTGTTTCTCTTGGCGTTGTAGTTAATTAACCTCGCCAATCTTAGCACTGAGTTTCTTCTCTCAGCGGTTTCCAGGAAATTTTCCCTAGCGTTAAGATCAACTCTGAATGAAAGTGCCTGTGCCACGTATGCAATTAGATCTATCAATCCAACATATTCGGAACTTTCTACAAAATCATTGAAATCGTCTGGATAATTTTCTTTGAGATATGCCACCATGGTTCTTCTCAATGTTTCGAAGTCGTATGATTTGAAATCAGCCTGTTGGAAAGCCTGGTATATCTTTCTCCAATCTTCCGCTACTAATAATCTGTTTTGTCTATCTGTTGTGGCCATACTGTTTGTATGGATATTTATGTATCAAATTAAGTGCGTATATTAAGATAGGCGCAACAGGGAATTTTCATCAAAGTTGAAACGCAGTTTCTCTGTGATATTCAACGGAACGTAGGTGATTGTGGCCTGTATAGCTATACCTTTGTCCGCTTCGTTGACTAGAATTTCGTTGGTGGATATTCGTGGATCTGCATTCAAATTAGCTGTGATGTCTGCCACTAGAGCATCTTTGAGCTCTTCTGTGAACGGTTCGAATATGGCGTCATATATGATGGTGCCGAATTCAGGATTCTCCACCCTCTCACCCTTACGCACACTGAGCCTGTTGATCATGTCCTGCTTGGCAACCTCGAAGTCGTATAGCTTGAAGTTACGCTTGTCCGCACGCGAACTGAAACCTTTGAACGTAACACTAGCGTTAGATAAACCGTCTGCTTTTGATCCTGAATCTCCGTATGCCATACTGTATATTTACTATCTAAAACCTGAAGAAACTCCTCACAGAACTAATTGCTGTATCTCTGATTGATGCTAATTTTCCATACACAAAGTTCATAGCGGCCGCCTTTGGGTTATCAATAATGGTTTGTATCTCAGTGGCCTTGCCAATTAAATTGTTTAAATTTTTTATAGGTAATTTAATGTTGTCATTTAGTTTCACTACCTTGCTTAACTTGTCTGACACTGCCTTTATACTAGGTTGCTTTAAAAGTTCTGCTTTTATAGTTTTTAATTCTGTGGCAGAAAGTTCTGGACTACTTTTCTTTATTTCTTCCATTGCTTCGTTGATGAACTTTTTGGTTCTTGCTGTACTGCTCTGTCTGTCATAAGGTTCGTGTGTTACAAAGTCAGTAACAGTTGTCTTATTGTCAATCTTGTTAGGTTTGCCTTGTGCTAAAGGAGTGTCGTCGTCTATATCTATTAGACCATCTGTTACTCTTATTCCAATCGCATCTGGCTTTAGCCAACCCGGTCCCCAAGTTGAACTTGCACCAACAGAGTTAAAATGTACTTGTGATCCTGCCAAATCAATCCTACCACTTGCACCGTGCAGTTGTGTACCATTTGTAAATGATGATATACCATCTTGTGCAAAATTTCTAACTGCACCTTTTTGAGAACTGTTCAATATTCCTTTTTCACCCATAGCAAAAAGATATCCTTCGGCATTTAACGCCAAATGGTTTTCGGAAGTAAAATTAATAGTGCCTTTGGCATGAAAGTTTATATTAGTTTCTGAGTGCAGATTGAAATCTCCACTAGATCGTAAATTAATGCCACCTTCGGAGTACACACTTACTGTTCCATCTCTATCCATTTCTATAAACGCTTTACCTGAACCGTTGGCCAGGTATACCACGCCTTCGGTGTCGTGCATAAGAAGTTGGTGTCCTGACGCCGTCCTCAGTCTTGTAAGTTGGTTAGAGCCGTCAGCGGCACCGTCGTCCATTACAAAGGTATGACCTGTTTTCCTCGTCACAAAGTCCTTCGCACCAGAATCTCTTGCACCAACATTTACTTTTGTGATGCTAGTATCTTTCCTTCCTGGTGTGCTGATACCAAACACCTGACTTGGTGTTTCCCTACGTGCTGAACTAGAGGTGTTACCCCTAATGTCGTCTGCGCTGAGTCCTTGTTTTAGTAATGTTTCCGCAAATGGGTGTATGGGTTTTGGAATGGACTCGTAGTTCCTGTTCTGTAAGGCACCCTGCCTGTTCCTGTTCAGTTCTCCCGATGGCACATTTGTCGTACCATATTTTGATTTTTTATCTTGTTGCAATCCTCCTTCTGGACCACTAAATGTGCCGTCCAGTGCGTCATTGGTATTGGTGCTTGATGCTATGCCTGGGATCATGTGGTTGGTGTATGGATCCTGAACACAGCCAATCCAGTAGGCCTGTTCCATCTTGCCTTCTGCAAATATAACCAACACTTTTGTTTCAAGATCTGGCGGTACCGCCCAGAAGCCATAAGAATGTTGTGAGTCAGCGTATTCAATGCCTGCGCCTCTGGCGTATTTGCCTCCTTTTGCTCCGTAGAATGGAGCTAGATACTCGCAGGTTATTAGCTGATCCTCCGATGGATCGGACGTCTTTGCAAGACTAGGAATGTGCACCTTAAGTCTGCCCATCCTGGCTGGGTCAATATTTCCTTTCACTACACCAATGTATGGACCAGGATTTTGTCCCGTCCATGATTTATCTCCACCCGGTGGTTTCGATGTCGAAGCATCTCCCTTCAGATAATTGTATAGTGACATTATGATATGAATCCTTTTATTTTATTAACAACATTATTTTTAACTCTGGTAACATTCGCCGAAGCAAGATCAATAAATTTCTTTCCAATGCTAGTTAAGTTTTCTTTGACATTTGCGAAATTTTTCACTTGGTAAAAATTTGCCAATTCGCTTTTCAACACAACGAATGGCTCACCGTTTTTATCCACTACACTGGTGGTAGGGATAGGGTCCGATATTGGCATACCTTGGTTGTTAAACCTAACCATATGCAACACGTTGGTGTATCTTCCATCAACAAAATTGTGTTCTACCTGAACAACTCTGTATAAACCACTGAATGCCGCTGACTGATCTGTTTGCAGTTCATAGACACCTGTCCTGTCATTTAAGTCTGTCGGCATCCTAAAATTCAAATTTATAATAGGTTCAGCAACATCGGTGTTGTAACACTGCAAGTCATCATTCCATATCCTTCTTCTGTTAGCCCTCCAGTAGTTGATGTCAGGATCGCTTCCTCTTCCGGTGCCCTGGGCGAAATTGGTTGTGTTGATTGGTATGAACTGCGACTGGCTAATCCACGCA